ACCGTTCGTCGGCCCGTAGCTACCGTTCGTCGGATTAGGGTTGACAACCGATCTTGTCTAGGGACCAGTTCCACACGTCGGGCTTTGTTATCACTCCCGGGAACAGTCCGGGCTGGTAATCATGGCCCGTCATAGACGAGCGCCCTATTCTTTGGTGAGCTAACCATTTAATTTCCGGGCCGTACGTTATCAGGTCCGACGCCATTCGCGACCCGAGCACTTGATCGAGCACGTTTAGGCGCGGCGCCATTCGTTCGAGGTACTTAGCATCGCCGAGTATCTCGTCGACTAGCTCGAGGCCGGCGCGCGTGAACAGCACGGCATGGCTCGTCGTCGTGTCGAGACACCGCACGAAGCCGACGTGACGCAACGGGCGCACTTTGTTTTTCCCGCCGAGCATTATCACGAGCGGCGCTTGCACTCGAGCGCGTTCGATTGCCGCGAGCAGCTCGACGACCGCCGGCGCGATGTTCGGCTCGAGCAATACATCGTTCTCGAGCATCATTAGCGACGCTAACTTGTCGGCGAGAGCACGTCGGACCTCGCGCCTAACCGTTTGATAATGCGACCAAAATTGCGGCGCCGGGACACGGATACCGGGCGGGACCTCGCGCACGGGCTCGGCGTCGACCCATTGCACGCCGTTGCATAGTGCAACGAATTCGCCGCGCTCCGAAAAATGCTTGTCGGCGACGGCGCGGCGCGTGCGTCCAATTGAGCACGACGTACCGATACAGATTGCGCGCTCCGCGATCACCGCGTTAGATAGAAAATGATGTATAGCGCTGCTAACCAAAATGCGACTAGACCGATAACTAACGGCGCCGCGCTTTCGGCTTTGTCAAGGATTAAATCGCTCTTGCGCCTCTTGACAGTAGGCGTCGACTTGTGAGCGGGATATTTCATTTGATTGCACCCTGCAACAAGTGTAAGTGTCTGACGGCGTTCGGGTTTATTTTTATGCACGATCACCCGCATATTGCACTCCGAGGCGACTACTCGACCGGGCCGCTACGGTCGTCGCGGGGGCGGCTTGCGTGGCTCATATCGCGTTTAAATCGGCCGAATTGGGGTGTCGATCCCGTCACACTTTCACCTATAGGGTATCGACTATGGAGTCGGTTACGGGTATAGTTTGAACCGTCCCGATTCTAAACCATTTTGGAGCATGTATGAACACACTTACTTGGTACGCGAAAGGCGGCGTCGAGCGCCCGGTCGTTACGTGCGAGTCGCACCGTCTCGAGGAATATCACCGTCAGGTCAAGCACGGCCGCGAGATAGCCGGCACCGAGCGCGGCGTGGCCGACGAGTGCGACGTGTGCAAGACGCTGCGCGACGCCGCTAAGGCGTTGCGCGAGGCGCGGCCGGCGGTCGTGCCCGGCTCGAACGCTATCGCGAACACGAAACAGCGGATGGAATGGTACGCGACCGTCAATGCCGCGCTCGAGCGGCTCGAGGTATCGGCCCGCGACGTGCCGACCTTTTGCGACCTCGCGGGGGTGCCGTCATGACGCCGGCACGACGCGACGAGCTGCAACACATCATGGACGGCGTTATCGGGCGCGAGGTCGCGAACGCTACGGGCGTCCGAACGCCCGAGGATCTAGCGAAGCACATTACCGACCTCTGCCAAATTTGGGTCTGCATCTCGACGGCCTACGAACTGTTGAGCGGTGAGGCGTACAAGCGCCTCGGCGACGCGGTGATAGCGGCAAGCGTGCGCGGGGGTGGCAAGTGAGCCGCTGGCGCTACGGGTGCGACGCGCCGGTCACGCTGTACGTTCCGCGCGGGTACGACTACCGCGCGGTCGCGCGGCCGTGTGGCTCGACCGGGCCGCAAGGCGAGGTCGTTCAATGCCCGGCGTGTGCGGCCAAGTACCGGCCGCCGGCGCCGCCAGACTACGGCGACGACGAGCGCGACGACCGCGACCACGAGGCGCAAGAATCCCTCTATCCGCGCGACGACGAGGCCGTGCCATGAAATACATACCCGAATGGAGCGACGCGCGCACGGCCGCGCTGTACCTGAAGCCTTGCACGCCGAAACACCTAAACGAGCTGCTCGGCGGGTTTATCACCCGCCGGAGCGGCAACCGACCGGGCGCCTTAACCGCCCGGTCGGGCGGCTGGCAGTATCACCGCGACGACCTCGAGCGCGTGCGCGCGATTATGGACGCTTTCGGCGTGACGCCGCTCGACGCGGCGCGCACGTTCGCGCGCATACGTAGCCTCAACGACCAAGGCGCGCTCGTGTTCATTCTCGGGCGCGCGCTCGATACCGCCATAGAACAACAAAAAGAGGTAACGCCATGAGAGCAATGGCCCAAGGAAAATTCACGGTCGTATGCGGCGCGGCCGTCGACGAGACGGGCGCGCAAGGCGCGATCTCGGTCGAGATTACGAGCGACGGCTTTATGGCCGATCCGCGCGGCCTCGGGTTTATGGTCGGGACGGTCGTCGGCTGGTTTCTCGACAAGGTCGAGGAAACGCACCCGGGCGTTCGCTCGGGTCCCGATCAGATTTGGGTAATGGCCGAGATACAGGCGGGCATGGCGCGGGCGCTCGAGGCCGGCGTAATCGTCCCGGTCGTGAAGTCGTGAGGGGCGATCACGACGCGCGCATCGAGCAGCTCGCGCACTCGACGTGCATCGCGCTCGGAATGCAGCTCAAGCGCGACGAGGACCGCGAGCTAACGCTTTGGCGCGTGATCGCGGCCATTGCCGACCGGCTCGAGGCCGTCGATCTCGCGCGTGAGGAACGGGGCTTCCCGCCGCGCTAGTACGACGCGCTCGACTTGGATTGCGGCCTCACCCGACCTCACTTGCGGCGGCCCGTAGCAAAGCACAACCCAGCCTAGCTCGGCCGCCGCGTTTCTTTTCTCGAAGTCTGCGCAACGCCCGGCGCCTCGCGCGTGCTTGCCGGCCGTCCCGCCGTTCTCGGCCGCGAAAATCCCGCCGTCTATTTCGACCGCGACTTTGCAGTCCGGGAACGCGAAGTCAAGCCGCCATTTTCGCTCAGGGTGGAAACGGTATTGACACTCGGCGGCGAGCTGCATTGCCGCGAAGTTTCCCGCGAGCGTGCTTTCGAGGCGCGACGGCGCAGCTCGGCGAGGCGTTGCTTTGTCGTGAGCGTTTCGGCTCGGCGCGGGTACGCCGTGTGAGCGTAATGGCCGTGCGTCGCGCTTGTTTCGTCGCTCATAGTCCGCGAGCTGTTCTTCGGTCCAACGTGCGCCGCTCATGGTTTCGGGTCTTTGCCTTTCCGTTCGTTGAGCTGCTCGAGCAGCTCGCGAAGCGATTGTGCGCCTTTCTGCCGGCTTTTTTCATCCGAGGCGTTTTTCAAACGCTCTTTGGTTCTATGACGGATCAATAACGGATCGGGCGCACGCCGTGCGCCCTTGTCGGTCGCGCCGTGCGCCCTTACCGCGCACGCCGTGCGCCCTTGTGTCGGCGTAGCGCGCACGCCGTGCGCCCTTGTGGATAACTTCGGCTCGACGACCTCGAGACGGTCGCCGTCATAGGTGAATTTGAGCCGGTAGCAGTTCGGAGTGTTGGCGGCGATCTTGTTCCCGCCGACGGCCGTCTCGAGCAATTTCGCGGCCTCGAGCCGGCGTAATATTTGCTGCACGCCGCGCCTCGAGAGTCCCGAGCGGCGCATGATCGTCGCGACGCTCGGCCAGCATTCGCGCGTGTCGTCGCTGGCGAAGTCCGCGAGCGCGACGAGTACAAGTTTTTCGGCGGGTTTTAGGTGTGTGAGACGGTCGAGAACGGCGGCGACGTAGCGGATTGACACGGCGATTTTCTCCCCAAAAATTGCATGACGCGCGCTCCCGAATGGTTGCCGGCGATCTTGCGTATTCTGTAAAACTTCCGCAATATCCTCGGCCGTGCGCGGCGGCCGCCGTGGTCGGGACAGTTTGGTACGACGGCCGCCGCGTTCGGGAGCACACTTGCCGCGAGCTAAACGCGCCGCTACGCCCGCGCCCGCGCCGACGTCTGACGCCGTCCCGCGCTGGCGTGCTCGCCACTATCAGTCGGACCTGTTCGACGCGCGCGCCGGCCTCGAGGTCGCCGCGTCGTCGACGTGCAACGGATGGAAAGCCGAGCGCGGCGCGTGTAAGCGTTTCCTCGCGATCTGGCATCGCCGAGCCGGCAAAGACCGCGCCGGCCTCGAGCTGATTCGCGACGAGGTCGACGCCGGCGTCGTCGGCGCTTACTGGCACTTGTACCCGCTACAGGTACAGGCAAAGCGCGCGATATGGAACGGCGTCGACCCGCAAACCGAGCAACGCTTGCTCGACCTCGTGTTTCCGTGGTCGATGCGCGGCGGGAAGCCGAACGATCAAGACTTGTTCATGAGATTTGCGAACGGGTCGACCTATCAACTTTGCGGCTCGGACAATTACGACCGCCTAGTCGGCTCGAACGTGCGCGGCGTGCTGTTCTCGGAATGGGCGCTATGCGACCCGCGCGCGTGGCCGTACATCATGCCGATTCTGCTCGAGAACAATGGTTGGGCCGCGTTTATCACGACCTACCGTGGGAAAAATCACGCCTACGCAATGGCGCGCTCGCTCATGACGTCGCCCGACTGGTATGTCGACGTGCGAACGATTGCCGACACGCGGCGCGAGGACGGCTCGGCCGTGGTCTCGGCGAGCGACGTCGAGGCCGAGCGCCGGGCGCTAATGCCGATTTATCACGACAACGCGACGCGCGTCGACGCGCTCATTCGCGAGGAATTTTACTGCGAGCCGACGGCCTCGAGCGCCGGCGCGATCTACGGGAAACAAATCGCGGCGATGCAACACGAGGGCCGCGCGTGAGGTCGTACGATGCGCGTTTCCCGGTGTTCTGTGCATGGGCTTTGGAGTTCGCGCCGGTCAACGTGTCGTGCGTGCTTGTACAGCCGCGCGGCGATGATTTTCTTTGCGTCGGTTCGCGGTCGTGGTTTTTCGAATCGCTACCGGATTGCGTGGCGGTCGTCGAGAGCAAGTACCCGTTTAAAATCGGCCGCCACATTCTCCCGCCAGAAAATGCGCCGAGTGTGTGGTCGGCGCTCTTTGCCGACTTGTGCGTGTTCAACGTCGCGCACGCGCCCGACCTCGCCGACGGCCGGCGTATGCTCATAACGCAAGCGTTTCTCTCGAGGCTCGCCATCGACACGGCGCCGCACCCGTGGGACCTCGAGAACAATCAATTGCTCGTCGACTCGCTCAACGGCTACCGCGTGAAAGAGCAAGCGAACGCGCAAGACGTGTTCTCGACGACCGTGCAAGCGTCCCACGAGCAGTACCTAGCGCGCGCGCTCGAGCACTTCGCGGCGCACGAGAACGCGGCGCCGGCGCGCGGCGCGCGCAAGCACTCGGCGCCGATTGATTACTCGATGCAAGACCGCGCCGTGATTTGCGGGCGGCGCGGCGATTACGACGAAATCGTCGACGTGCGCCGGCGCGAGCTCTACGCTCTCAGGAATGGGAACGTATGAACGATCAGGACCTTTTCAAGCTCTGCCAATTGCAGCTTCGCGACTGCGTCATGTTCGAGAGCGACGTTAACGCGCAAGACTTCAAGAGCGCGTGGGATTACTACTACCAACGGCTACGCGGCGACGAGGTTCCGGGCCGCTCGACCGCCGTCGCCGGCGATCTTTCCGCGAGCGTCGAAGCAAACCTCGCGCAAATGATGGACGCCTACAGCACGTCGAACGTGGCCGACTTCGACGCGCTCGGCGAGGACGACGAAGAACAAGCCGCGCTCGAGTCCGACGCCGTGACGCATTTTGTGATGAAAACGCAAAATGGTTACATCGAGCTTGCGAGCGCGATAAAAAACGCGCTCGTCGCGCGCGATGGCATCGTGAAAGTCTGGTGCGACACGTACACGGAAACGAGCACGCGGGTTTACGACCGCGTCGAGCCGGAAATTTACGAGCTAGTCGCGCCCGAGGCCGAGCTGATCTCCTACGATCCCGCGACGAGCGAGCTATCGACGCGCGAGACGCGCGAGCACAAGCGTTTTTGCGCGCGCTGCGTCGCAAACGAAAATTTCCACTACCCCAAAAATTACGACCGGCACGACTTGCAAGAATGCGAGGCCGTTTTCGAGCGTCACGAGAGCACGCGGAGCGAGCTTGTGCGCCTCGGCGTTTGCACCAAGGCCGAGGCCGCGCGCCTCACGCCGATGAGGACCTACGGAAACGCGCCGGCGGCCGTCGTGCGCAACGTGCGCGGGACCGTGCCGAACGATCAGACGCTACCCGACAAGACGCTCGAAAAAATCGAATGGTTCGAGGGGTACATGCTCGTCGACCAAGACGACGACGGGATCGCCGAGCGGCGGCGCGTGTGCTTTCACTACGACGACGGCGTAATTCTTTCCAACGACCCGGCCGAGATAGTTCCCTACGCGAAAGGCGTCACGCTCCTAATGCCGAATCGCGCGACCGGGATAAGTCAGTACGACAAGCTCCGGCAAACGCAAGACGAGCACACGGGTTTTAAGCGCGCGCTACACGACAACGTGAACACGGTTACAAAGAACCGTCTCGCCGTGCTCGACGGTCCTACGAACGACGCCGACCTAGCCGACGGCCGTACGAACGGCGTCGTGCGCGTGCGCTACGGCGGCGCCGACGGCGTGCAAGACATACGCGCCGCCGTCATGCCGCTACAGGTTCCCGACAATTCCGTGTCGATCCTGCAAAACGTCGACGCGCTCAAACGCGAGCGAGCCGAAATGGGGGGCGCGGCGCTCGATCTTGCGAGCGCGCAAGCACAAGTCGGCGGCCCGAATGCGCGGCTCGGCTCGCAAGGGCTCGACCGCGCATATAGCGCAATGGAGCAGCTCGCCGCGCTCATGACCAAGATCGCCGCCGAGACGCTCATTCGAGGCGTGTGGTTGCTCGCGCACGCGACGCTACGCTCGAACTACGCCGAGGCCGTCAATATTCGCCGCTCGGGCGGCTGGCAATCGGCAGTCCCGGCGCAATGGCGCCCGCGCTCGGCCGTTACGCCGCGAATTGGTCAGAGTCCCGGCGAGCGCGCGCGTGTGGCCGCCGCGCTCGAGCGGCTGCTAGAAAAGCAAGAGCTACTCGCGGCGCAATTCGGAATGGACGAGGTATTGATAAACGCGCAAAAGTACTACCGCACGCTCATGCAATGGTGCCGCGTGTCGGACCTCGCAAACCCGGAGCAGTACTTTATCAATCCGTCGTCGCAAGCCGCGCAACAAGCACTCGCGAGCAAGGCGCAAGCCGCGCAGCAAGACGCGCAGCAACGAAAGAGCTTGATGGACCGCGCTATCGGGACCAAGGAAACAACCATCGCGCTCGACAAGTACAAGCACGACTCGAGCTTGCAGCATAGCTACTGGTCCGACGTGCTCGGGTCCGAAGTCGAGGAAGCGAAAATCGTCGGCGGCGCGACGACCGAATTGCTTAAGACGCGCGAGAGCGCACAGAAACAATTGCCAAAGCCGGAGAGCGGCTCAAAGGGTAAGGTAGCAGCATGACAGACGAAACGAATACGAACGGCGCACGCGAGAGCGGCGACGTTCAAAAGCCGGCGGCGAGCGCACGCCCGACGACGCCGGCGCGGTCGAGCAGTCTCGAAGAATTCTCCGAGATTTTGCACGCGCTCGACGACAAAGGCGGCGACGATGCGGCGACAGTAGGCGACGAGAGTCAGGCCGGCGAAAAGCCGGGCAAACCGAAACAGCCGAAGAACGTCGGCGAGCTAGCCAAGGCGCTAGGCGTCGATGAAAAGTCCCTCTATGGCATTGAGGTCCCAAGCTCCCGAGCGGGTGAGAAGCCTTACACGCTCGGCCAGCTAAAGGACCTCATGCGAGAGCGGGACGACTTTGCAACCGCGTCCCTCAAACTCGACGAGGAACGGCGCACGCATGAGCGAGACAAGGTAAACGCACAAGCCGAGCTGCAAGAGATGCTCGCGGCGTTGCCGGCCGATTCTTTGAAGCCGGAAGCCGTCGCGAAAGTTAGGGCCGTTCTCGAGCGTAAACGCGGGTTAGCGCGCGCGGGTATCGTCGAGAACATTCCCGAATGGTCGGACCCGGTCGTTCGCGAGAGCGAGCTTAAGGCGATCACAGAGCATCTAAGCGGCTACGGCATTCCGGCGTCGTTCCTACTCGCGAACCTCGACCACGGCGTTATGCGAATGGTTCGAGACGCGCAAAAGCTAGACGAGAAAGTCCGGCGCGCGCTTAAGACCGTCGAAGAACGTCGAGGCAAGCCGCTCGGCACATCGCGCAAGGGCGCGAGCGCCGGCAGCAAGGCCGACTCGAGGAAAGCGCCCGCCGGCCGCGTCGAGCGCGAGGTCGCGTCGTTTCGGGACTCATTCAGCGACCGCAAACACTAGCGGACGCCTAACCTACTTTGAGAGGCTAATCACATGGCAATTCCGGCAGACGCAATCGACGTCGTCGACCTACGCGCGCTCACCGATGGCGGCTTTGTCCGCGAGGACCTGTACCGCACGGTGTTTTTCCTGCAAACGGTCGCCGATACGCCGTTTACGAATCTGATCGGCAACGACTCGGCGATCACGAGCGACAAGCACGAATGGTCGTTTGACGACGTGCGCGTTCCGAGCACGAGCAACGCGAAGATCGCCGGCGACGATCCCGCGACGCCGAAAGCCGCGACCGGCTCGCGCGTCACGAATCGCACGCAAATTTCGGACGGTTTCTTGCAGGTAAGCTCGACCGCGAAAGCGTCGGCGACGCTCGGCGACGGCGATCAGATGGCGTACGAGACGCATAAGGAATTGATGGCGATTCGGCAAGACGTCGAGGCAATCGCGCTCTCGCATCAAGCCTCGGTCGTCGGCAACAACAGCAACACGGCGCAGAAAACGGGCGGCTTCTCCGCGTGGCTCGCAACGAATGACTCGCTCGGCTCGGGCGGCTCGAGCGGCGGCTACAACACGTCGACGCACGTCGTCGACGCGCCGACGGTCGGCGTCGGGCGCGCGCTCGCGTGGTCGATGGTCACGACGCAATTGCTCGCGCTGTTCCTGAAGCGTTCCGACCCGCAATACCTCATGAGCACGGGCGCGCTTATCCAAGGGCTCAACGCGAAAATCGTCGACGCGACGATTAAGGTCGCGACGCCGCAAGCGACCATGAGCGCGAACAATCCGCCGGCCGCGCAGACGGGTCAGGGATGGTTTTCGGGCGTGATCTCCGACTTCGGCTATCAGATCACGTTTGTGCCGAATCGCACGCAACAGGCTTACACGGGCGGCGGGACGTCGTCGAACGTGGCGAGCTGCGTCGACGTGTTCATTTTCGACCCGAATAAGGTTTCGCTCGGGTACCTGATCGGGTACAACGTCGTCGACCTCGGCAAAAAGTCGGCGCTACGCGACGACCGCCACATTGCGGTCGAGTGGCTCGTGAAGCCGCATCGCGAGGACGCGCACGCCGTCATACGCGACATCAAGCCGTCGACGGCCGTCACGGCTTAAGGCGCGGGGGAGAGCGTGGCGCCGGCGACCGTAGCCGGCGCCGTGCTCGAGCATGATGCGACTATCACCGCGAGCCCGTCAGTCGGCACTCGCCGGCCTCGCCGAGCGTCGGCGAATCCTCGAGCTAAACGAGCGTATGCGCCGCGAGCGACGCACGAACGCGCTACCGGATCAGTCGGGCCGCGTGCAATGGTCGATGCACGAGACGGATTATTGGGCCGCGATCTTTCGCCATCCCGAGCTGCGATTCGGCGATGGAGCGCAACGCCACAAAGCATGGCAAAAATTCCTAAACAGCGACGAGGGCGCAAAGTACAAGCTCAACAAGTACGAGGGAAAAAAGTCGCCGACTCACAAGGGAATCATCATTCGCCGGCCATGAAAACCGGGCGCCGCAAAATGGACACTGACGTTTTAATTCGCGTGCACAAATGGGATGAGCTGTTCACGTATGTCACGCGCGCGGCGATCCTTGGCGGCCTCACTTGGCTAATCGTGACAACCAACACCGGCAACACGACGCTCGCGTTGCTCGAATGGCGTGTGATGCAACTCGAGCTAGCCGTACACCGGAGCAACCATGAGCCTTAACTACACGACGCTACAGGCTTGGATTCTCGCGCGCGCCGTGCGGCCCGAGCTAACGACCGAGGTCGTTACGTTCATACGCGAGGCCGAGGCGATGATTCGCCGCGAGGTCGAGGCGCTCGAGGTCCGCGTGACACTGCTCGAGGCCGACCGCTCGAGCGGCGGGATTTACAATTTGAGCGGCAACGTGCGCGAGGTCCGCGCGGCCTACGCCGTCGACCGTGGCGGCCAAAGCTACGCGCTCAACAATGCGGGCGTCTCGGGCATTCGCCGGCTACGCGACGACGCCGACGTTTACGAGTATGCAATCGTCGGGCAGACCATCGAGTTTAGAGGCGTGCCCGGGACCGACGCCGACTTGTCGCTCGTCGTGATTGGATGGCCGGCGCCGCTCGCGACGACCGCGACAAACGCGCTGCTCGACAATAACGAGGACCTGTATACCTACGGCGCGCTCGGCGCGCTTTACGAGTACTCGCAAGACATTGAGCTTGCCGACCGCGCGCTCGCCAAATTCGCAAAGGCGGCCGCCGACCTCAACAAAGTTACGCGCCGGCGTATCGGCGGCGCCTCGGTCTTGCCGGCCTACAATTTCGGACAAACCCGCGTCGGGAGAGGTCGCTAGCATGGGACTCGAAACGGCGACGTTTATCAGCGGTCTTGTCGCGACGAATCCGGTCGGCGCGACCGATCCCAAGAGCGCCGGCGACGATCACTTGCGCTTGATTAAGGCGACCATTCTCGCGACGTTCGCCGCGATCACGGGCGCCGTCACGGCGACGCATACGCAACTGAATTACCTCGCGAGCGCTACCGGGACGACCGGCACGGCCTCGAGCAATGTCGTGTTCTCGGCCTCGCCGACGCTCACGGGTACAGTCACGGCCGGCACGATTAACGCCTCGTCGCTCGGCACGTCGCCGCTCAACGCCTCGAACCTCTCGAGCGGCACGGTTCCCGATGCGCGCTTTCCGGCGACGCTCCCGGCCGTGAGCGGCGCGAATCTGACGGCGCTCAACGCCTCGAACATTTCGAGCGGCTCGCTCGCCGACGCGCGCTTGTCGTCTAATGTGCCGCTAAAGAATGCGCAAAACACGTTCACCGATTTTCAGACACTTAGCGGCTCGAAATACCTTATTTTCGATAATAGCGGCGTGTACGGGTATATCGGCGCCGGCTCGCCGCTCGGCGGGACGGCGGGCAATCTCGGCATGCGCGCCGAGGTCGCCTTGCAGTTTTTCACCGGCGGGGGCAATCCCGCGCTCACGATAAGTAGCGCCGGAAATTACGACTTCAAAGCCGGCACAGTTACGACGACCGGCGGCTCGGCGAGCGAGGTCGGGTTCAAGGGCATTCCCGTCGTAGATAAGCGCGGTAGCAGTTGGACGCTAACGGCTGCCGACAATGGCAAACACATTATTTTTAACTCGGGCGCGACGCTCACGGTTCCGGCGGGGCTGCCGATTGGATTCGCTTGTACGACTCAGCAATGCCAGAGCAGCGGCACCATGACGGTCGCACAGAGCAGCACAACGATCTATTGGAGCGGGACAGACTTCACTAGCGGTAATCGAACCATTAGCCGCGCTGGCGTCGCGTCGATTGTGTCCTACGACACTGACGTTTTTCTTATCTCCGGCTCGGACATTTCCTAATTGGGCGGGATTCTTACAAGAGTCGCTCACGGCGGCCCGGCGTTTTCGGTCGGCGGGAACGCTTCCGATACGCTCGCGGCGGCCGACTCGGTTACGCGCACGTACAAATCGGACGGGAACATAAACGACACGCCGCTATCGACCGGCGTCGCGGTCGATGTAGGCGACTGGGTCGCCCCGCTTGTATTTGCGCCGGGCGGGTATTACATACGCTTTCACGTCGTTTCCGGCTCGGCGGCCTCGGGCACGTTCGATACCGACCTTGCGTTGTCGTCGAATCGCTCATTTAGCGTGCAAAAGGTCGGCTCGGGCTCGGCCGCTCTCGTCGTGACGGTTACGATTAAGAGCGGGAGCGGCGGAGCTACACTCAAGAGCGGGAACGTGACGCTAACCGCTAACGTGCCATGAGCTACCCGAAAAAAACGCTTAAGGTCCGACCGACGCGCGGCGTCGCTATCGACTTGCCGGCGAACGAGGTCGGACCTGATTACTACACGCTCGCGCGCAACGTGGCGTTCCGAAATGGTTTCGCCGAGCGCATCGCCGGCCGGCGCGCGGCGTACACGCAAAACAACGTGAACCCGGTCTATCACTTGCTCAACGTGCGAGCGCCGGGCGGGATCACCGAGTCTAACTTTTGGCTCGTCTTTGGGACCGCATCGCTAAAGGCACTCGAGACGTCGAACATTTCCGACATTGAGGGCGCGGCGCTCACGGCCGTCTCTCACCCGTGGCAATGGTCGTCGACGCTCTTGAATAATATTCCGTGTTTTACCAACGGCCTCGACGCGCCGCGCTATTGGGCCGGCGACGTCGGCACGCCGAGCGCCGACTTGCCGGGATGGCCGGCCGGGACCATTTGCAAATCGCTCGTCGCGTTTAAGTTTCACCTGTTCGCGCTCGACATCGACGGCCCGACCGGGCACTTTGAATCGGAGTTCCTTTGGAGCGACGCGGCGCCGGCCGGCGACGTTCCCTCAACGTGGACGGCGGCCGCAACGAACGAGGCCGGGAGCGGGATCGCCGCCGATACGCCGTCGCCGTGTATGTGCGGCGTCCCGTTGCAAGACACGCTCTTGCTGTTCAAACGCTCGAGCACGTACGGGATAAATTACCTCGAGGACAACCCGCGTATTTTTACGCTCCGGCTGCTCGACGGCGACCGAGGCGCGCTCACGCGCCACGCGGCAATCGACGTCGGCGGGAAAGTCTTTGTCGTCGCCGACGGCGATATTTTCCTAACCGACGGCGTGAATTGGCAGAGCATCGCGCAAGGCCGCGTCCGCGATTACCTCTTTTCGCAGCTCGACCAAGCCTCTTACGAAAACCTCTTTGTGATGCACGACCGCACGCATGGCGAGGTTTGGGTTTGCTATCCGACGACCGGGAACACCTATTGCGACGAGGCGCTCGTCTATCACCTAGCCGCCGATGCGTGGTCGATTCGCGCGCTCGTCGAGCTAACGTGCGGCGACGTCGGCGTCGTGAACGACACGGCGCCCGACGAGTCATGGGACGCCGACTCGCAACCGTGGAACCTCGACGATAGCGCGTGGAACTCGGCAAACTTCTCGCTCGCCGTCGAGCAGCTCATTACCGGGTCCAATTCCGACGACCTGTACCTCGAGAACGACGAGACGCCGACGGCCGTCGCGGCGGCGATCTATCGGCACGATCTAGCGTTCGGAGCGCCCGAGCGAATGAAATTTGCGCGCCGGCTTCACGTTCGCACTAATGAGACGCCCGGGACCCTGTATTGCCGCGTGGGCTCGCGTAACAGCGTAACCGACGCGATCCTATGGGACAGCGAGCGCGCGCTCGTGCCGCCCGCCTCGTTCGTTAACGTGCGAGCCCAAGGCCGTTTCCTGTCTTGGGAAATACGCGGCCAAGACGTCGACGTATGGCGGGTGAGCGGCGCCGACCTCGAGGCCGAGGTACGCGGCTATGTATGAGCCGACCGCGATACCGACCGACGCGCCGCCCGGCTTGCGAGCGTGGCTCGCGTTGCAGCTCCGGCAAATAGCCGGCGTGCTCGGCGCGCCGCAAGTCTCGAGCGTTCGATTCGCGCGGCTCGCCGCCGAGCCGGCGCGCTACGACGACGGCGACACCGTGTACGCCGACGGCACAAACTGGAACCCGGGCGCCGGCGCGGGACTGTACGAGCGGCGCGGCGCCGCGTGGCACAAACTCTAGGGGCGCACTATGTCTCTCGGCTTCAGCAAGTCGAAACAGCAATCTGACTCGCAATCGACCTCGAGCCAAATCGGAATTAATAGCTCGTCGAGCTTCGGCACGACCGGGAGCGATTCGACCTCGACGAGCGCCGGGCAAAGCTCGAGCGAGCAAAATGTTTTTCTCGCCGACCTGTTGAAAGAGGTCTACGGCGGCGCCGCCGGCGCGGCCGCCGGCGTCGATACGGGCGGCGTGTCGGCCGCGTCGAAGCAACTATTTAGCGGCGGCCTCGGCTTTCTCGATCAGCTCAACAACAACCCGGGCGCGGCGGCGCTCGCCGGCCGCGTCGGCGGCGACACGACGGCGCGCGACGCGCAGCTCGAGACGCTTAAGACGCAACTAGGCGACCTGTTCACCGAGAAGCTCGCGCCGGGTATCACGTCGCGCGGCGTGGCGTCAGGGACGCTAGGCGGCTCGAGGGACGCCGTAGAGCTAGCGGCGGCGTCTAAGGCCGTCGCCGGGCAATTCGCCACGGGCGCAAGCTCGATCATTTCGCAGGATCAAGCCGCGCGCGACGCGGCGGCCGGTAAGCTCGCCGATACGACGGTCGCCGGCGCCGGGACGGGTCTAAGCGCGTTGCAATCGTTGCTCGGCATACAACAAGGCGGCGCGAACGCGGGTTTGCAGCCGTATCAAATTTTGTCGTCGATCATTGGCGGCCCGACCGTGCTCGGCTCGAGTCAGTCGTCGCAGCTCTCCGAGGCGCTCTCCTCGAGCTTTGGCGATCAAGGCTCGACGTCTTACGGCTTCACGTCGGGCACGGCGCAGTCGACCGGGAATAGCATGGGCTCGTCGTTCGCGATCCAAGGCGGCGTCGGCGGCGGCCTCACGCACACGGTATGACGCGCGCTCTTACCGTCGCGCATTGCGCCGAGCTGCTCGAGCGCGGCTTGTCGACCATGCCGACCGTGATCGACACGGGCGCGGCCATGCTCGAGCTAGCCGAGCGGCTCAAGGATCGCGACGTCGCGTTGTTCGTTGAGCCGGGCGGCTTCCTGATTTGCGAGAACAATCGGAGCGCGTTCGTAAACGCTTGCGGGATCGTTCATTTCTACGCCGAGCGCGCCGGCGTGCTCTCCGGCTTGCTCGACGAGGCTATCGCGTTCGCGCGCGCCGGCGGCCTCGAGAAGTTTCACGGCGTCGACATAAACGGCCTCTCGGAGCGACACTATCGGCGCTTGCTCAAGGGTAAGCCGCGCGAGCTGCGCAAGCTCGGGACTATGTACGAGGTATCGGTCGATGTTTGAAGAATTCAAAGCCGCGCACGCCGGCCTCGGCCCGGCTCGGTTTCTGCTCGATCAAGCGACCGGCGGCGCGCTCTCGTTCCGCGCGCAGAAAGCCGCAATCGGGCAACAAATGGACGACACCTTGGCGGCCGTGAAAGCCGACGACCTCTTGCCGGCGGAAGCAAAAACGCAAGCCGCCGGCTTGCTCGCGCACGGCGTCTACAGCGCGCCCGAGGCGCTGAAGAATATTCAAACCGTGCAACGCGAGGCCGGCATACAGCACACAATCGGCGAGACGTTCGCGCCGATGGTCGAGGGCGCACAAAAGATTTTCGACGACGCGACGACGCCCGAGGATAAAGCTATCGCGTCGACGCTACTCGCGCGCGCGCACGGCGCGCAAAAGCTCGCACAAGACCCGCTAACCCGACAACAAGGGATGGACGAGTACGGGAAAATTCAAGACGCTACGACCGCGTTCGAGACCAAGTCGAAAGAGTACTCGGTAAACGCCGCCAAAGACGCCGAGCAGCGCGCGCGCGACCTCGACGTACAGCAAAATTCGCGATTCGTGAACGCGCGCGAGGACTGGCAAGCGCTCTCGCTCCCGTTCCGGCAAGTCGAAAGCTCCGCGCGTTCGCTGAAAGAACTCGCGAGCGTCAAAGTCCCGAACGCCTACACGGATCAGCTCTTGATGCGAGCTATCGGGCAAATTATGAATCCCGGCGTCAATGTGCGACCCGGCGAGAATCCCGGCGACGAGTACTTTAACGCTATGGGAGAGGCCGGGCAGCTCGCCAAATTCGTCCTAACGAATAACGCCGGCCTCGAGCCAGAGCAGCGCGCGACCGCGATCGCCGCCGCGACTAAGCGCATACAAGACGAGAACGCCGCGCAAATGGAGCGCAATACGGCGGCGCTCAAAGCCGGCAAGGCGGCGGGATTGCCCGACAAGTACCTTGACCAGCTCACGACGGCGCCGATTGACCTCGGGCCGCTCGCCGGCTACGTCGCGCCGCCCGGCGCCGGCGTGCCGAGGCCGACCGACCCGGCCGGGCCGCCGGCCGATCCTAACGCGCCACAAGGCGAGACAGAGGCGCCGATCACCAAGCTAACCAAGGGCGTAATTAAGGGCGTAGGCGGCGCCCTAATCGACCTCGGCACGGAAGCCGGCCGCGCGACCGGCGACGCGATACGCTCGGCCGCCGGCCAGCCTACGAACGCCGAGACGCGAACCGATGCGAGCGGCGCGATCTACCGGCTCGTCGACCACGGCGGCGGTCGCAAGGAATGGCAGCTATACAGAGCCGCGCCGGGCGCCGGGCCGACGCGCAACACTGACGAAATACAAGTCGCTGGGGGATTCTAAAATGCCGATTGCGTTTCGGACTCAACGTGTCGCGACCTCGGTCGTCAATCGAATCTTGAACGTGGCCGAGGGAATCTTTCCCAAGCCGGCGCCCGGGCAATTGAACGCGCCCGGCGCGTTGCCCGAGGGCGCGCAGCTCGACGCGCAAATCGTCACGCCGAAAGCGCCCGTCGACGCGGACCCGAACACCGCGAGCGCGATTGCGCTCGGCCCATTGGCGAAATAGTCCCGCTATTCACAAGCAATAGAGCTCGCGCTCGAGCAGTGAGCAACGGCGCGGCCTAGAACGATGCTCCCGCTATCCGCAACGGTATCAAAAATGAAAATAGGCGTACGAAAGAGTCCACACATCGCGACGCTCGTCGACGCGATTCGCGAGAGCGGCGACGAGATAGTGTCGACGTACGACACGGGCGCCGACTGGTATTTGTGTTGGGGATGGCCGCAAGCCGAGCAAGTCGAGCGCGACAACGGCGGCCGCGCCGACTCGATCATTTGCATCGACGCGCATCCGTTCTCGCTCGCGCCCGGCGACAAGAGCGGCGCGCGCATCTTTCAGCTCGGCAATTGGGGATTCTTGGCCGAGTACCCGATACCCGAGCGCGGCGACCTCGTCGACGAAATCACGTTGCCGAAAAGCAAAGCAAAGGACGGCGGTCCCGTGCTCGTGCTCGGGCACGTCTCGAGCACAGAGCAGCAACGCGGCGAGCTTGTCGACGTGTGGTACACGCCCGGCGGCGACAAATGGTTAGCGGCCGAGCTGCGCAAGCCTAACCGCAAATTCCGGCCTCACCCGCGCATGTGGACCGAGGCGCGACAACAACCGACGCTCGCGGACGACCTCAAGGGCTGCTCGAGCGCGGTCGCGTGGAACTCGACGGCGTCGGTACATGCGCGCTTGCTGGGCTACCCGGCCGAGACGTACGAGGCGCATGGTTGGGCTCAATTCGACCTCGGCTTTCTCGCGTGGTTGCGCGTGTCTCCCGCCGATGTGAAGTCGGGCGTATATTGGCGCACGACTTACCGACCGTGGCTCGAGACGCTTAGGAGTGCCCGTGCTGCATAAACTGTTCTCGACTTGGATGGCGCGACAGGTGTCGCAACACGGGAGCGTGGCGGCCGTCGTGCTCGGCCTCGTGTGCAATCTGCTAGGCGTGCCGCTCGCGTCGGAGCAAATCTCGCTCGTCGTAACGGCGCTCTCGGTCGTCGTGTATATCGCGACTCAGATACGCGCCTTGTGGCACCCGAAAGCGCCGCCGGCGGCCCTACTGCTCGTCGGCGCAATGCTGCTCGCACCCGGGCACGTACGCGCCGAGGTCCACACGGTTACGCTAATCCCGCCGAGCGAAAAGGCCGATAACACGCCGCTCGACGGCGGCTTGCTCCGAACGTGGCGCATTCAATGCGGCCTCGGGAACGCGAGCGCCTCGGTGTCTGGTTGGGTCGTAAACGACGAGGTCGCATTCCCGGGCACGACCAAAGACTACGATTTCAAACCGAGCGGCGGTTGGGTTTGCCGCGCGTGGGTTACAACGACCTACTCGTGCGCGTCGATGCAAAACGCCGACGGCGCTTGGACGTTCGGGAGCGGCGGCGATCAATATGGGAACGACATAAACGTTAACGGGATGGACGCGAGCGGGACCGCGCACAAGCTCGCGACGGTCGGCGGCCGCACGTATGCCGAGGCCGGCGATAACCCGGCGACGTGGTGGATTTGGGGCGGCCCGACAATGCCGTGGTGGTCGGGACCCGAGACGGCGCCGACTATTGGACCGAACGACGCGCAGCTCGTGCCGCTCGCGCCGCCGCTATGCGAGAGCCCGCCGTCTCCCGATCTCTTGTTCACTATTCCAATGAACTCGACGCAAAAGACAACGAACGCAAAGCCGAAAGGCGCGAGTATCTCTATCTCGAGGAACTCGACGACGCCGACGCCATGACGCTCGAGATTAAACCCGGCGTGACACTGCTCGGCCTCGTGCCGCAAATGTGCGTTGCGCTTCTCGTGGTCGAGCGCGCTTACTCGCTGCTCAATGTGCATTGCGTGATAACAGCCGGCGACGACGGCTCGCACACTGAAGCTAGCGAGCACTACGCGGGACGCGCGCTCGACTTTCGCACGCGCGACCTCGAGCCCGACGACGTCGGCCCGCTTATTGAGCACATACAAGCATCGCTCGGCCGTGATTACGGCGTGATACTCGAGGCCGATCACATACACGTCCACTACCGGCCGCAAGGTCCCAAGGTCGCAAGCACATGAAAGTTATTGTTCTCAATCAACAAGATGCCAACGACTTGTTAGCAATGATATGCAACGATCAAGTCGTGATCGCGTCGAGCCGCGCCGCGCGTGTGCATATGTTGCAAGCGATACTGAGTGCCGAGCCGCTCGAGAGCGGGTGCGGTCATGTGTGCCCGGCCTGTCGCGACGCGCTAGAGGGTAACGGGCCATGACAAACGCGCAATGGGCAATGCACTACCGCGCCGTGTCCGAGCTGTACTCGCGGCTCGCCGCTCTCGATCAGCGACAAGGCAAGCTCGAGGCGTTCAAGGGTGAGCAAGCGACGATAGATAGCACGCGCAAGCAAGTACAAGACGAGCTAGACAAGCTCATATCACTCGAGCAGAGCAGCGGACCAATACCGAGCGGCATTCCAATCCCGCCCGCACAACCGCCCGTCTAAGTCAAGCACGCACGAGGCGTGCCAAGTCCCCCGCCGAAACTGTGACCCGTGCCCTTGACACGCCGGGGGGGATAGTGCTACCGTTCCGGTTAACGGTTCGACTTGT